ATGGCATTGGTCCTGAATTCATAGATAGTGCGCTTCGCACATCGTCATCTGGGGTCAGGGTTGCTCTCGGGCGTTTGTATTGTATCAATGCCATTTTCGTTTATGGTGCCAGAACAACGTGATTTACAAAAACAAATGTAATGCAAAATGTATTTAAGCATTTGGAATATGAATCAGAGCAATAGGTTTAGCGTTGTTTGGCTTTTAAAGGATAGCTATGTTGGCGCTTTCTTTGATGGTAACTCATGTTGTTGAGGCTGGTTTGCATAATGCTGCGTATGCCGGGACCGGGTGGTAATCGATTAGCGCGGGCCCATCGAAGGTATTGGAGGCCTCGTGTAAGGCCGGAGCGACGTGCTCGATATTGCATGTCGGCATGGTAAGCTTGGATGCGTCTGGATCGGGTGTTTTTGATTTTGTTGTACTCGGCATTATCCATTTCTAGTCGTGCATAACCGGTAGGCAAAACAGCTTTGGAGTCGCGGTAAGCCTTAGTGCGCCGTTTGAAGTGCGCCTTGCCTGTTCTTTTATTGCGTTTGAGATATAGTACCATGGTAATTGAAATATGGTATATTGTTGGAACACAAGTGTGTGCTCAGTATTACCACACACTTGTGTTCCAACTTCTGTTCCGCACTTTTTGTTACACGCGTGCTACAAAAAGTAGCCGTTACTCCTTAATATTTATATGAGTAGGGGACAGGATTGTGGGTCTGCGACCCTAAAGGGTGGCGGTGTCAAAAAAAATAATTGTACACGCGAGCTAAGAACGGGGCACTGTGTCAAAAAACAATGTCCAAGTTCCGTGCCGCGTGTTTCACAATTAATAATTACACTGAAGAAGATGTCCGCCACCTCACCAGCGAAGCAGCCAATCTCACCTATCTCGTGTTCCAGCGAGAAGTGGGAAATGAAGGGGGAACCCCTCATTTGCAGGGATATGCCTATGCCCCTAATCCTAAAACGCTCGCAGGATGGAAGCGTTCGATATCCCAACGAGCACATATCGAAGCAGCTCGTGGTAACGGGGCCCAGAACCGGGAGTACTGTACCAAGGACGAGACCCGTGAACCCGGTACTGAACCGTACGAGTACGGTACCTTGCCAACCCAAGGAGCTCGATCTGACCTCGCAGCTGTGTACCGAAGAGTTGTTGAAGGTGCGTCCCTTAAGGAGCTCGCGGAAGAGTCTCCTGGAGACGTTATTAGATATTACAGAGGCATCCAAGCAGTACAACAGCTTCATGTGCCAAGTCGACGTCACAAAACAACCGTGGCTTGGTTTTACGGGCCCACAGGAACTGGGAAGAGCCTTGAGGCTTCAACACGCTTTCCTGACGCGTATTGGAAAATGGGTTCCTCGAAGTGGTGGGATGGATACTCAGGAGAGGCTGCAGTTATTATTGACGACTATCGCCGAGACCTCTGCACATTTGCAGAGCTCCTTAGATTGTTTGATCGCTACCCGATGCGAGTCGAATACAAAGGTGGATCTGCCCAGTTCGTCGCAAGAAACATCATCGTCACCACTCCCAAGTCGCCCCGTGAAACGTGGGAAGGCCGGACCGACGAAGAGCTCGGACAATTGCTCCGACGCATCGACGAAGTCCGATACTTCCCAGCTCTGTTTGCACCCGCCGGAGGAGGAGATGCCCCAGAGCCAGTCGTGGCCCAAGACCCCGGATGGGAGTCAGTACCCGTAGAATGGCAAGAATATGCCGATGTGAATAATGATTATGATGATTTGCTCTATATTGATGATGAAATGCAAGCTCAAAGTTAATTAATTACACTTCTAAATCAATTACAGTTGGTTCATCAGTTTCGTCATTAATAAATTGTGTCGCGGTAGCAGCCGCGTCGCCGTGAATGATGTCGTTGACCATGACATGATTGTCAATGGAAACGTAAGGAAGGGCACGGCACTTGTGGTATTCCTTTTGCGTGTGCAGTAGTGTTCCCAGGGTGTCGGAGACAACCGTGAACTTGCCAGCGGCACTGGCATCGTGCGCAATCTCTGATTTGCAGCGTATTTCCAGTAGTTTAGTGCACATGGGGAGGAACGTAGGGACGACTTGACCGCCGGCCGCGGTTCCGCTTTGGCCAAGGTTGAGAATGACATCTTTGCCAGTTAAGGAGAATGGTTCGAAATCAACTTTAATTTTGGCAATTTGGCCTGGGGCGAGCACGATGGTGCGAGGTTTGCTAACTTTCCAGTGCATGTGGAGGCGATCATCTTTAGGCGATAAGCCGAAGAATTGGTCGTCGCCGCTGTTGTAGTCTGCGGGTGTACCGGTGAAGCCTAGGTCGACAGTTGCGTCTGGTCGCTTTGCGGCTGCTTCAACTTTGCTGTTGGCTGCAAGTATGCTGGGAGCACAGCTGTATGATGTGTTGTTGTATACATCTGTTTCGGCATTTAATGCTACGCGTGGGATGCATTCCCAGACCGTCATGGTGCATGTTGCGTTGGATGCGTTTGTGAAGGTATGTTCACAGTAGCCGCCATCGTATGCGATGTTCATCCAGTTTGCGAAAGCAGGAGCGGTGGCTTGTTTGAATGGTGGAACCCATACATTGGATACCACGGGAAAGCTGGTGTCAAAGGTTGATGTGGTCAATGCTGGTAGATTGGTGGTTGCTCTGTATTTGATTGATTGGTAAATGAGATCATTGATGGTGTAGGTTGTGCTTGGTGCGAAATCAGCCGCAAAGCGAGCGTCGCCGAGAGGTAGATGAATAAAGGACAACCATTTTTGATAACCGGGTGACCAACGGTAGTTTGAGTTGTTGCCACCCGGTTCAGTGCCGTAAACACCAGCGGCCCAGGTGAAGGCATTGCCGTAACCGTATCGTGATAAGGAGAATGGTGGTGCGAATAGTTTCATGAGGACGTTTGGTACCTTTGCACGTTTGCGTTTAGCTGGTTGAGTTCGTACATGTCGGGTGATCATGTCTGTACCAGGTGCACCCTTGGAGGTGTAGCTTCTGAGTGATGGCATTGGTCCTGAATTCATAGATAGTGCGCTTCGCACATCGTCATCTGGGGTCAGGGTTGCTCTCGGGCGTTTGTATTGTATCAATGCCATTTTCGTTTATGGTGCCAGAACAACGTG